CTCGATGACCGGCGAACTCGAAGAAGACGAGTTCTATTATCACGACACTGAAGTGGATGGTCCTATTGCGATGGCCCAAGGCGGCGAACAGCAATATGAAGACGAAATGACTCGTCTTAAAATAAAATCTCGACGAGCGCAGAGAGAGATTGCACAAAAGGGCAGTAAGGGCAAAACACGGTACGGTATTACTGGCGATGCGTTAGCTGGAACAACGCTCAGTGCGGCTACCGTTACGATGGGTTTGTACAGACAATCTAAAGCGTACAGGTACCACTACGGGGGTCTCGAGACTGCTCGCGAAATCGAAACTGAAGGCAAGAATGAACGAGGTAACGAGAGAAATTTAAGAACAAAGACTGTCGTTCACTCCCTCAAAGCGGCCCACCTCGGCACCGGGGCATATAAAGGCAAAAGCACAGAGGTCAGAAAAGCTGCCGCATTGCGCATGTTGCGCAAGGCTGGTGTAGACAATGCAGCGAGTTACCTCTTGGCATCGTTCGGTACTAAGGGTGTCAAGACCACCAACAACAATAACAATAACAATAACAACAACAACAATAACAACAACAATAATAACAATAACAATGATGGCGGCAATGGTGATCAAGCCAACATCACCAACGCAGTTAACGCGAGTAGTCAAATATTGGCACAAGCCGCAACGGGTATGCCGGGGACTGATGGTCCCAACCTGTTGTGGCCGGGAGCACCTTCATGGGTAAAAACCTTTGCTGATTACCAACGCTGGATTCGGATTCGATCAACGCAAACGGGTTTTTACTCAACCATCTTGGGCGGCGGAGGTGGGACCACACTCAGTGGAACCCCGACCGGATCGCCGACTCGTTCTTTGGTCACATCACTAGCGGGAACCTAACGTGGACTACGGATACGACGCGAAGAAAGGCGATCTGCCTGACGCACAAGCGATCATAAAACGCTGTAAGGAATTGATGGCGAAGCGAGAGACTTGGGACAATGTGTGGGAAGAGATCGCGCATTATGTGTTGCCGACCAAGACTCAGTTCACGACTGAATACCAGCCCGGTGCGAAACGCGATCGTGATGTGTTTGATTCGACCGCTATCAGTTCTAATCAAATGTTGGCAAGTGGTTTGCATGGCGCACTGACTGCACCGTCTGGACGCTGGTTCCATATTCGTTTTCGTGACGAAGACCTCAACAACGATGATGAAGCAGTCGAATGGATGGAAGACTGCATCAACCGAATGTACAAAGCACTTGAAGAATCCAACTTCAATGCCGAAGTGAATGAGTTGTATCTCGATCTATGCTGTTTCGGTACGGCAGGGATGTTGGTCGAACGTACCCACAAGCGGTCTGAAGACAGTGACCGACTTGATGACACGTTGAACTTTCGTACCGTGCATCTCGGGGAGATTGCGATCTCTGAAGACTTCGACGGTTTTGTCGACACCGTGTATCGCAAAGTCAAACTGACGGCACGACAGGTGCGCCAGTTGTGGAATGAAACTTTTGAGGTGGGTGAAAGCATTGAACGAGCACTCGAAAAGAACCCGGATCAGGAATTCGATTTCATCCATGCAGTTTATCCGCGCCCGCACATCTCGGAAGTGGTGGACCTTGCGCCAGCAAAGGAAAGACCCTTCGCATCATGTTGGGTCAATGTTAAGGACAAGCTATTAGTGCAGGAAGGTGGCTATTACGAATTGCCATGGCTAGTGCCGCGGTGGTCGAAGCTGTCCGGTGATGTGTATGGATTCAGCCCCGCACTGATTGCCCGTGCCGACATTCGTACATTGAATGCGGCGAAGCAGTTTGAAATGAGGGCATGGGAAAAGAGTATCGATCCACCAACGCTTGCAAACTATAACGGCATCATTGGTGACCTTCGTATGGACCCCGGTGGGTTGACCTATGTGCGTGACGTGAACGGCATTCGACCATTCGTGAGTGGTGCGCAGTGGCAAGTTTCGCAGATCAAGGCGGATGAATTAGTTACCAACATTCGTCGCGCATTCTTCAACGACCAGTTGCAGTTGCATGAAGGTCCGAACATGACTGCGACTGAGGTCCGGGCGCGAATGGAATTGATGCAACAGATTCTCGGTCCGGTCATTGGTCGCATTCAATCAGAATTTTTGAATCCTCTGCTGCAACGCATCTTTATGATCATGCATCGTTATGGGCGTTTCCGCGAACCACCACAAGTGTTGATGGAAAGCGATGCCAACCTCGACATCGAATATGTATCGCCGCTTGCTCGAGCACAGCGCATGGAAGAGGTCTTCGCAATCGACAGATGGTTCCAGCAGCTGGGCATGATGGCGCAGATGTCACCCGAAGTCATGGATGTTGTGGACTTTGAAAGCGTTGGTCGACTGCTTGCCAAACGGATGGGTGTACCAGCTGAAGCGATGCGCAGCGAACGGGAAATGCTCCAGATGAAGCAAGAGCGTCAACAAGCGCAAGCCCAAGCAGAGCAGATAGCAATGCAACAGGCTGGCCTCGAGCAAGCACAACAGGGTGCGGAGATTGCGCAAACGGCTGATGGTGTTGCTCCAGAACAGATGGCAGCGGTAGCCGAAGGCATGGCCGCTTGATCAAACCAAAAGACTTCGAGGTTGTTTGGAAAAAACTGATGGACTCACCTGATGGTGAGCGCATCCTTGATGGGATCACAACGATGTACATGATGCGGTCGTCGCATGTTGCGGGCGATCCTTATGAAACTGCGTTTCGCGAAGGCGAACGAAGCGTAGCGATGTACCTCTTACAGTTGGCCTTAACCGATAACCAGCGATAGGAATAATCACATGGCAGAAGAGAGCGGCGGCAGTATTTTGACGGGCGATGCACCAGTAGTACAGGCAGAGTCAACCAGCGGTGGAACGTGGCGTGAATCGTTACCTGAAGACATTCGCGAAGCGGGTGCGCTGAAAGACATACCCGATGTAGCGACATTGGCAAAGGCGCATGTTGATGCGCAATCCTTCATAGGTCGAAGCGTTCGGATACCGGGCGAAGATGCGGGCGACGATGTTTGGAATGACTTTCGCGGAAAACTGAAAGAGGTGCCGGGAGTGGGTTTGATTCCGACCAGCGAAAGTGACGAAGAGACTTGGAATAATTTTTATAACGCGATGGGTCGACCAACTGATCCGGGTGGTTATGAGATTACTCGGCCTGAAGGGGCGCAGGGCAATGCAGAGATCGAAGCGCCTTTGTTTGAGCAGTTTCATAAATTGGGCCTAAGTAACAAACAGGCCGAAGGCATGATCAACTGGATGAACGAAGGCAATACAAACTTCGAGCAAGAGCAAATGGCTAACGAGCAACAGGCAACCGAAGCATTGAAGTCTGAATGGGGTCAAGCCTACGACACCAAAGTTGGTGATGCTCGCCGCGCACTGCAACATTATGGTGGACCAGACTTAATTGATGAGATCAACGCAATGGGATTCGGAAACTCACCCGCATTGATAAAAGCATTCGCACAAGTTGGATCGACGTTGAGTGAGGATGCAGCAACGAACATTGAAGGGCATCAGCAAGCACGACTGACACCGGCTGATGCTATTCGACAAATTGGCGAGATTCGAGCGAATGCAAATTCTGCATTTAACGACTCACGTCATCCTAATCATGCTGACGAACTGAATCGCATGCAGCGGCTTTACCAGATCGCTTACAAAACTGGTGATGACGATGCACCGGATCAGTTTGAACAGCGTTTGGCTGGATAACCGAAAGGCCCAGTAACCTACGACCGGAGGTCGTCGTCGAAAGACGTTAAACATAGATGGGTCCGAGAGGGTAGCTCGTCGAAATAAAGGTGCCGGCGCAAGCCGGTTTTTTTAATTTTGATGAGGAAAAACTCTCATGGCATATACTGGAAATCTCTGGTATGCACAGCAATATCAGGACAATGTTATGCAGCTGGCCCAGCAAAAGGGTTCTGTGCTGCGCAACTTGGTTTGGACCAAAGAGGCGAATTCGGAGAAGGTAAATTTCGAGCGTCTTGCTGGCACAGCTGCTGTCGCGAAGACCACACGTTATACCGACACACCAAACGTCGAGATGGTACACGACAGACGTACCGTTACCCTGACCGACTTCCACTGGGCAACCATGCATGATTGGACAGACGATGTCCGCATGCTTGTCGATCCTAAAAGTTCGTACACCGAGTCTGGTGCATGGGCAATGGGTCGAGCCATTGATGACAACATCATCGCGGCAGCCCTTGGCAACGCAGTAACTGGCGCGGGTGCTACGGTTGCACTGCCAGCTGGTCAAAAGATTGTTGAGTCCAGTACGGGTGGAATGACATTAGCGAAAATCCTTCAGGCAAAACGTCTGATGGATGCGGCTGAAGTTGAAGCCGAAGATCGCTACTTCGTTCTTGGCTCGCGTC